CATATTGCACTGACAGCAAGTATACCGCAGGGTATGACGAGACTACAGTCTTTGCTAACGATGATGGCTACGTCTATGAGTTAGACACAGGCTCTAACTTTGATGGTGATATCATTGAAGCTATCTATGAGTCTCCTTACATGCCTATTACAGACCCTCAAGTCCGTAAGACATTCTACAAGATGACTCTTTATGCAGAGCCTATGGGTGACATGAATCTAGATATTAACCTTAGTTTTGACTTTGGTACTGCTACCAACACAGGCGTTGTACAACCCCCTACCACATCTGTATCAAGTACAGGTGGCTCTGTGTATATCTTTGGTAGTACTAATGCTGTATTTGGTTCTGCTACTTTTGGTGGTGAGCTAGATAAGGTTTATAATAAGAATGTTATCGGCTCAGGTAAAACCATTGCTATCCGTATTGAAGATAACTCCACGAACCCATCATTTACTCTAGATACATTACTCTTAGAGTTTGCACAAAACGATAGACAATAAGGACGCACCACATGGCTGGTTATACACGTACAGATACAGCGAACAACATTGCCAATGGTAACGTAATTGACGCTGACCTCTTTGATGCAGAATACAACGCTGTCGAAGGCGCTTTCAATGCTACTACTGGTCATAAACATGATGGCACGTCTGGTGAAGGCGCTCCCATCACTAAGGTAGGCCCAGCGCAAGATCTTATTGTGTCATCCACTAAAGTAGAAGCTAAGACAAGTAATACACTTGATCTAGGCTCTAATGCTGTACGCTTCAAAGATGCATACCTGTCAGGCGATCTTGATGTTGACGGCACACTTGATGTAGCTTCTAACGTAGCGATTGGTGGTAACCTTACTGTTACTGGTGCAGCTACAATCAATGGTAACCTCACATTTGGTGATTCTGCAGCAGATAGCGTTGCATTTGGTGCTGACATTAACAGTAGCATTATCCCTAACGTAGATGACTTATATGACTTAGGTGCTGCTACAAAAGAGTGGAGAAACCTCTACGTTGATGGTACTGCTAATATTGACACTATTGTAGCTACCGCTATTACATCTGTTACAACATCTGCTACTACATTTACAGGTAACTTGATTGGTAATACAGCAGGGACACATACTGGTCCTGTGTCTGGTTACGTAACAGGTAATGTATCCTCTTTGAGTAACCACACTACATCTATTCTTACTGAGGGTGATAATCTTTATTACACAAACGCCAGAGCTAGATCTGCTATTGGTGTAACAGACGCTGGTGGTGACGGTAGCTTGGCATATTCAAGCGCCACTGGTAACATCACTTACACTGGACCCTCTGCTACAGAAGTAAGAAATCACTTTAGTGCAGGTACTGGTGTAGGTATTGCTGGTGGTGTTGTCTCTATTGGACAGCCCGTAGGTACTACATCAAATGTTGTATTTAACAACGTAACTGCTTCTGGTAATGCTGTTATTAATGGCAACCTTACAGTATCTGGTACAACTACTACTATCAATACTGAGACTGTAAACATTGCTGATAACCAGATTGTACTCAACTCTAACTTTACAGGTGCAACGCCTACTCAGAATGGTGGTATTGAGATTGAGCGTGGCACACAGCCAAACAAGACATTTGTATGGGATGAGACTACTGATAAGTGGACTGTAGGTAGTGAGGCTCTTGTAGCTGGCAGCTTCCAAGGACCACTAACAGGTAATGCTTCTACAGCAACTGCACTACAAACAGCACGTACTATTAGTCTTGCTGGTGGTGTATCTGGCTCTGTATCATTCAATGGTACATCTAACGTAAGCATCACTGCTGTAGTAGCAGACGATAGCCACAACCACGTTATCAGTAACATTGATGGGTTGCAGACAGAAATTGATACTAAAGCTGAAAAAGCTGGCTCTACTGCACAGGCCTTCTCAGCATCTACACTAAATGCTACATCTGTAGATCTTGGTGATTGGGTTATCTACCAAAGTGGTACTAGCTTAAAGTTTAGCTATGCTGGTACAGATAGATTCTCCCTATCTTCTGGTGGTGCCTTGGTTGTTGAGAACAACGTAACGGCATATGGTGCAGCATAATGGCTTTACAGTCTTCAGGTTTAATTACCTTAGCACAGATACAAGCAGAGTTTGGTGGGTCTAACCCTATCAGCCTCTCTGAGTATTACCGCAATGGTGCTTATGTGACAAGTAATAATACCAGTGTACCAACAAGTGGCGCTATCAGTGTATCTAACTTTTATGGTGCAGTTAAAGCTATTACAGTCACGTATCAGCTAATCGGTGCTGGTGGCGCTGGCGGTCATGGTAACTGGAATAGTTACGCTACCACAAGAGCGCCTTCTGGTGGCTCATCTAGCGTAACAAGTGCAGCCATCACTAACATTACAGCGGCAGGTGGCTTGGGTGGGCTTGATGCTTATTCGAACCCCGGTATATACCCCAATGAAGACAGAGATGGTGTTGGGACTGTATATGGTGCTGGTGGCATTGCTGGTCCTTCATACGCATCAGAGACTTATAGCCCTGGTGGTAATGCCCCAGCAGGGTCTTACGGCGCAGGTGGCGGCGGCGCAGGTGGCGACAGGGCAAGCACATTTGACTCATCTGGTGGTGCTGGCGGTGGTGGTTTGGCTGGTACATACCTGACAGGCACATGGCTTCTCGTACCTGGTACTCAGCTCTCTGTCAGCATTGGCTCTAAAGGTCTTGATGACGGCAACGGACAATCCCCTGGTGGTGCAGGTGCAAATGGTTTTGCTCGTTTTAGCAAGAATGGTGGTGCTTGGACTAACTTCACATCTAATGGTACATATACGGTATAATTAAATGACATACTCACTAGGTAATAAAAGTTTACAAATGCTAGAAGGTGTACACCCTGACCTTGTAGCTGTAGTTAAACTAGCCATCACCCTCACAGAGCAAGACTTCTCTGTAGGTGAAGGTCTTAGATCAGTAGAACGCCAGAAGACACTCGTAGCTGCTGGTAAGTCTACAACAATGAACAGCAGACACATTACTGGACATGCTGTAGACCTCTTTCCGTATCCTGTGTCGTGGGACTGGAAGTACTTTCACCCTATTGCAGATGCTATGAAGCAAGCAGCCCAAACACTAAACATCGACTTGCAATGGGGTGGTGACTGGAAGTCTTTCCCTGATGGCCCACATTTTCAACTCTCACGGAAAGCTTACCCAAAATGACCACAGAGCCTTGGCACCTATCTAAATCCGTACCTGCAACCTTGGTCTTTGCTATTGCGATGCAGACCATTGCACTCATCTGGTTTGTAGCTTCTATGAATAATGCAGTAGAGTCCAACAAGGTTAGCATCGTTAAACTTGAGGCTAGACAAGAAACACTATCTACTATGGTACAGCAGCAAGCTGTGACTTCTGCTCGTATGGACGAGAATATCAAAGCTATCCGTACTGCTGTAGAGGCTATGGCTGGAAGATGAAACCTAAGACGTACAAACGTGAAGTAGCTATACTCTTGTTTGTTTGGCTTGCCTACCTTGTGGAAACTAAAGATGTTAAAATCATTGAGATCTTGGTCTGGCCTGTCTTTACGTTTAGTGCTTTGGCTTTCGGTATGGATTGGTTTGGTAAGTCTGGCGGGGTGCGGGGTCAGCCCACTGAGCCTACTGACGGGCGGCGGGACTAACGTAGCTGCAAACACGCAGTTAGGTAAAGAGAATAACCAGACTGTCGGAGTAGTTAGTAACACTAGACCACAGATGCGGATAGAAGCCCCTGTAGATACTGTAATACAGGATACGAGTACTAACACAGAAGTAGACCCGCTCATGTTGCTTCTACTAATTGCAGGGTGGTTAGCGCCTAGCCCTGGTGAGATAGGCAGAAGTTTTATTGGATTATTTCGTAGAAGGTCTTGACTGCTATTGCTTTATATGCAGCTAAGTGATATAACTACCACTATAACCCCTCCCCAACACATAGATATATAACTGCAGCTATTTACTTGAGGCTGGGTAATAACAAGGACTATTATAATGGCTAAACGATTTGGTGGCTTTACACCTGAACAGATGGGAAAGATTGTCCCAGAAATGCAAGGTATGCAAGCTGATGAGCAAGCTAAGTTCTTAGCCTCTCAGCCTGGTGCTGCTGCTCGTGTAGGCAAGATGAGTGAATTAGCTGAGAAGCGAATTAATATGGCTTATGGTGGTTATGTAAAGGGTTATGCTGCTGGGGGCATGGCTACTGATCTAGATACAGCACAGCAGTCTTATGCTGACGCCGAAACAGCACTACAAGCTGCAAGAGATGCTCAGGCAGCAAACCCTGAAGACACAACACTACAAGATGCGCTTACTTCTGCAGAGGCTAATGTTAATCTAGCCCAAGAGGGTATGACTTCTGCTGAAGCTGCATTTAAAGCTACTGAAGTACCAACCAGTGCAGAGCTAGTCTCTGGTGCTATCAATGATCCTACATCTATGACAACTAAAACAGATGTAGAGCTAAACGAAGTAACAGATGAACAGCTTATTGATCCCGCTACTGGTCAGCTTAAAGATCCTGCACCTACGGTGAGTGGTACTACTGCCGAGACCGCTGCTGATGTCCAAGCACCTGACGATCTGAAAGCAGAAACAGTAGATACAACTCTCTCTACTCCTGCTGTATCTGAAGCACTAGACAGCTTAGAAGCTGCGCAGGGTACTGTATCTGAAGATGCTACTGTAGATGCAGCTACTATGTCTCCACAAGATCTTGCACAACTAGAACTTGAAGCTGCTCAGATTGATAAAGCCCAGACAGTAGATGCACCTGATCCTCGTACTCTACAAGAGGGTGAGCTGATTGAAGGCTCTACTGTAGACATGGAGCGTGTCAAGAAAGAGATTAACTTTGAAGCTGCTACAGGAGCGCCCTCAACAGACGCTACAGTGCAAGGTCAACTTACTGGACTGATGGAGCAGTTTGAAGGTAAAGACCCACCAGCATGGGCTGCAGGGGCTATGAGAGCCGCTGGTGCAGCTATGGCTGCTCGTGGCTTGTCTGCCTCTTCTATGGCTGGTCAGGCTGTCGTACAGGCAGCTATGGAAAGCGCTCTGCCTATCGCTATGCAAGATGCACAGACATCTGCTGCGTTTGAGAAGCAGAACCTTAGCAATAAGCAACAGGCTGCTATGTTTGCTGCTGAGAAACGTGCTGAGTTCATGGGTATGGAGTTCACCCAAGAGTTCCAAACTCGTGTAGCTAACGCTTCTAAGATCTCTGACATTGCCAATATGAACTTCACTGCTGAACAGCAGGTAGCCTTAGAGAATGCTCGTATGGCACAGTCTGTAGACTTGGCTAACCTTGGCGCTAAGAATGCTAAGGTATTGGCTGATGCTGCAGCGATGTCTCAGATGGACTTGGCTAACCTCTCTAATGAACAGCAAGCTAGAGTTACGAATGCTAAAGCTTTCCTAGACATGGATATGGCTAATTTAGCTAATGAGCAGCAGACTTCTATCTTTAAGACTAAAGCTATGACAGATGCTATCTTGAGTGATACCGCAGCAGACAATGCTACTAAGCAGTTCAACGCTTCTAGCAAGATGCAGACAGAGCAGTTCATGGCTAACCTCACCTCTACTGTTAGTATGTTTAACAATGAGCAGACTAACGCAATGAGTAAGTTCAATGCAGGTGAAGCAAACGCTATTGAGAAGTTCAACAGTGAGCTTATCAACCAGCGTGAACAGTTTAACACAAACAACTCCCTTGTGATTGAGCAAGCTAACGCTGCTTGGTATCAAGCCGTATCTACTCAAAACACAGCAGCAATCAATGATGCTAACAGAGCAGATGCACAAGCAGCTAATAACATGACTAACCTAGCCTTTAATGCTGCTATGCAAGAGACTAGAGATATGATGCAGTATGCTTGGACTTCTGAAGAGAATGACGCTAACAGGGCTGTACAACTAGCCATCGCTAAGCTTAGCTCAACAGATGCTAAAGCTGCAGCAAAAGCAAATAAAACAGCAGGTATGTGGTCAGCTTTAGGAACCTTCGCTGCGGCTATATGGAGAAAAAGCTAATGGATTTGAAGAAATATACATATTCTCTAGATATCTTTGACTTGCTTGGTAGTGATGTAGAAGGTGTAACCCCCCTTAGCCGTGGTCTGTTCACCCCTAAGAAAGGTGCTGAAGAGCCTGAAGTAAAGAGAGACCCAGCTAGAGAAATGGCACAGCTTACAGTTGCTGCTTTTGGTGGTCAAGACAATGCTAGAAAGTACTTTGGTACTAGCCTCCCTGCTACGTCTAATGACTATAGTGACCTAGATCCTTGGAGAGAAGCAGCCCTTAGATCTGCAGAAGAGACTGAACTTCTAAAGCAAGACAGAGGTATTACACGATCCCTAGGTCTAGAAGATGTTGAGAGACGTAATCTTACAGGAAACCCTTTTGAGGGTAACCAACTTGCAGTATATAAAGCCCCGCCTTTGCCTGATATGTCCCCTGTAATTGATCTGAAAAGATCTCTTAGCTTTGAGGATACTCCTGAAGAGCCTAGTGAAGAAGCTACTACTACAATTACTGATCCAACTACAGGGAGAGGCTTGATGTCTCCACAAGGAGGTAATTCTACCTCTACTCGTACAACAACTAGCGTAGGTATTAAGACACCTGAAGATGCCTATGACATTGTAGGAGAGAAGATTGGATTAGACCCTGCTGTATGGGATATCTACAGGACAGAGCTTGCGGCTATTGAGTCTAGAGGGAGTGGTAACTACACAGCAAAAGGTGGTGCAGGTGATCATTATGATGGTAGATACCAACTAGGTCGCATGGCTAAGGCAGATGCAGGGCAGTTACTGGGTATGGATTTACCGCATGATGCAGCAAGCAGAGAGGCTTTTCGTAGTAACCCTACACTACAGGAACAAGCACTAGCTGCATATACCGCTAAGAACCACCAGTATATGATGAGCAATGAGAAGTATAGAAACCTCTCGCCAGAGAACAAAGCAGTTGTACTTGGCTATGCTCACAACCAAGGCCACGGCGGCGCTAAAGAGTGGTTGAATACTGGCGATGTAGGCTCTGATGCTTGGGGTACAAAGGGTACTAAATATTCTAACGCCATTGCTAATGCACTGTCTAATTATGCTAGAAACGATAATGCATAATCTAGTTTCATTATAATCTGTATCTGCTATTATAGCACCAACACGACATTCTAAGAAAGTATAACAATGGTAGATGTATTCTCTCGCCCCATCCCAGGTCAATCCCTCACAGCTACACCAAAGAACGCACCTTGGGAAAGACCTCCTGAGCTTGTAGAGACAGGTGATGCAGTCAAGTATTACATCAACAAGCTTGCAGATGAAGATGTCATGGATGATCTTGCCGTTACATTTGAGATGGGTGCTGACCTAAAGACTGTAGTGGAAACACTTATGACTATGGGTTCTATGAAAGGCTTACACACTGTAGAGGTTGGCATGTTGGCTGGTCCTATTGTGGCATCCTTTGTTAAAGCTGCTATGTCTACGTATGGTATTAAAGTTAAAGAGACAGCTACAGACCCTAAAGAAGATCGCAAGGAAAGAAACATTGCCCGCATGAAACTCTTGATGCAGGAATATCTTAAAACAGACCCTAAGAAAGATGCTGGATCAGAATTGATTGAAGAGCTATCCACAGTAGACGCTACAGACGTATCACAAGATGATACAGAACCACAACAAGAGCAAGAGCCTATGGTGGAAGCAGAAGCTGCTCCTACAGGTCTTATGGCTAAGGGAGAAGTATAATGGCTGATTGGCAAGCATTCGCTACGGCATTCTTGGGTGACACTGCTACGTACATCAACGAGCGTAAAGACAAGGCAGAAGACTACGCAGACAAGCTTGCTGAGCAAGCAGAGCGTAACAAAGGTAAGCTGAGCCAGCTTAGACAGGCAGCAGATGCACAGAACTCTTTTGTAGGTCAAGCTCGTGATCTACATGCAAGTGATGCACAGA